ATATGAATATGAAAAATCAGGGTCGCTATTTGCTATTGAATATGTCTTACAAATACAATCATCACAAATACCAACAAAGGTAATAGGACAAGGAACACCCAAAGAAAATACATTCGTATTTTGGCAAGCACACCATCTACCTATTGAACCAGCAGGAATGGTGATATAACTTACATCACCCAAACAAGAAATATATTCAATTTCTACTTCATCTTCCCCTAATGAATTATCACCATCATAAGTTCCACACGAACAACCATCAAAGTCGTCTATCTGTGGTGTTGGTGGGGTTGGTTGGGATAGTGTCCCTTCCAATTCAACCTTGTAATACTTGGTTGTAGCAGGAATGTTTATTCCGTGTTCTTCAAGGTTAGGACTACCCACACCCAAATAAACTACTTGTTGTTCCGTCCAATTAGTAGGGGTGTCCCAAAATCCATCGTAGTAAGAACAATTAGGTCTTGTTCCACATAGGCTTTCTACATTATAGGTTCTACCTGTTGAAATCACATTATCATCATTATCGTAGAATGTGAATAAAGCAGAATAGATTTCACGAGCAGGTAATACATCAGTAGTATCAAACCAATTCACAGCTGCCAGTAATGCGTAATCACCTTCACGGATATATCTTGTTCTTGGGGAATTGGTTAAAAATCTTGATGTGTATTGTGGAAAAGTTGCTGTCTGTCCTGTTAAATAAAACGGGTCAAAGTCATACGACTTTCCGTTAAACCATTCCTTCACACCATTCGTGGCATAACACACATCACTACGAACAGCAGGGTTTCCAACATTTCCATTACCATCATAAATGATTACAACACCTGCGGGTGTTGTTGAATATTCTTCACCTACCATAATGTCGTAGATAATCATATTGTCCCTTAAATAACCCCACGCTGCTTGGTGGATTGGTGTATCACCAGAACACCCGATATTCACGGGTTTAGACGATGTGTAGTTCAATAGAATTGGGGAAAGGTCTATCTGTCCCCACCCTTGACTTGATGGTGTAATCTTGAGCTCGGCAATCAGTCCGTCTTGTGTAAAGACATTTACAACATATCTGTATTTGTATAACGATGGGTCTGTTGCTGCTGTTGATTGGAATTGATATACCAAGTTGCCATATACAGGCTGTATTGTTTCTGGTTGTGATAAAAATGTAATCATTACGATAATGCTATATTATATTGTTGTGTTCCAAATATGTTTATTCTATCAAATATGTCCCCTAATACTGCTTCTTGGTATTGTGGTTGTTCTAACAAACTTTCTACATACTTACCAGTTTCTTCTTGGAACTCATCAGTAAATATTCTGTATCCCTTGTATCCCACTTTTGATAGGTTCTTGGCTACTGCGAAAGCCATACTTCTTGCTGCGGCTCCTTGAAGTTTTATTTTTGCTTTAACCCATCTTTCAATAGGTTCTACGGGTGGTTGTCTTTTTGGTTTAGAACCTTCACCAAACACAAAATCAATCCCATAGTCATTCATCAAAATATCAATTTCCCCGTCCCTAATAACATAAGAAACAGAATTGTATAATGAACCACTTTTTCCATTAGAACTAAAATTATATGGACTACGGGGTTTAGGCATATTCCCGATTTTTGTAAATCTTGGTTTGGGGGTAAGGATTAGTTCCTTGACTTGTTTAACCAAGTATTCACCAATAAGATTTAACAATTCTTCTTCCATTATTCTTCTTCAGGTTCAGGCACTAATTCAAGGTTGAAATATTCCAACGCTGCTTCAAGGTTTTCCAATTCAGTCCAACCCACATTTATACCTTCAGGGGTATATGCGATTTCCCCTTCAAGTAAGTTTCTTTGTTCTTTTGTATCTTTGTCTTGATACAATCCTTCTTCTATAAATAATTTATACACCATAATTTTATCCAATAATAGTCCAACCCTTACCTGTTGCGATTGCTCTTTCAGCGGGGGTAAGTGCTGCGGCTCCTGTTGCTCCTGTAATGTCTATTTGTTTTGCGGTTATTGTTGGTAAGTCAGTAAAGACCTGAACCAACGCAGCCTGTCCTAAATTAGTATTTCTAATATCTATTTGTGGAGCAGTTCCCCCATATTGTCCCGCACCATTATTCAATAATCTTAAACCCGTTATACCATTTTTTATTACCACATTTGGACTTGAAATCATCAATTTACTAAACTTACAACTAAAAGATAATGAACCTGTAAAACGGAAACCACCATTTACAAAAAATGATGTTCCATCAACATAAGTCGTGTTTCCTGCCGCTGTTGAATTATTACCTAAAAATTGTGTATTAGTCATACCTGAAATATTATATGCTTGGTTTAACATTTGTGCGATTGTATTTACCGCTAATGATTGTGTTGTTGGAAAGGTGATACTTTCTAATGAAAAACATTGGGTAAAACAAGATGCGTAAGTTGTATTTGTTGCGTTTGATGTCGCTGGTAATACAACCCTTTTTAACGAACTACAATTCGCAAAAGTTGAAGACCAGTTATTACAACCCGTCATAGATGTCGGTAATGTAATGGTTCTTAAATTAAAGCAGTTTTGGAAAGTTCCATTCATACTTGTTATACTATTAGCAGTTGAAGGAAATGTAATTGATTGTAATGAACTACAATTTAGAAATGCTGATGCGATAAGTTGCGTTGATGCCATATTTGTTGGCATTACGATACTTTCTAACGCAACACAACCATTACACATATTATTCATAGATGTTGGAGCCGCAGCAGGTAATGTAATTCTTTTAACACCAGTTGCGTTTTGGAAAGTTGCTGCTAAATTGCTTAAAGTATAAGTTGATGGTATATTAATTTCACTTAAACCACTACAACCAAAAAAACAACTCGCCATATCAATACTACCACTTACCGCAGTTGGTAGTGTAATTTCTGCTAATTGACTACAACCATTAAAAGTGCTAGACATAGAAGCCAAACTTGGTATTGATGCTGGTAATATTACCTTACTTAAAGAATAGCAGTTATTAAAAGTTTGTGCTAATGTTGTTGTATTAAAATTGATTGGAAATGATGTAAAACTTTTTAACGAATAACAATTCTGGAAAGTTTGTAGCATATTCACTAAAGCACCTGATGTAATTGATGGTGGTAATTTTACATCTTCTAACGCAAAACAACCACCAAAAGTAGTGATTAGATTTATTGTGGTTATTGCTGAAGACCAACTTTTTATTTCAACATTTAACAACATACGACAACCTAAAAATGTATTACCGAAAGTTGTTGCCGCATTTGTTGTTGGCATTTGTATTGAACCTAACGAATAGCAGTTTTGGAAAGCATTACCCCAATCTGTAGAACTATTCATAGTAGCAGGAAAAACTACCCTAACTAAAGAACTACAATTGCTCGCTAAAGAATTACAATCTACCACATTTGGTAATTCTTGTGGTAATATTAGTTCTTCCAATAAAGGACAAGAACCAATAATACTTCTAATTGATGTTGCGTTCGGTGATGATACGGGTAATATTAGTTTTTGTAATGCGTAGCACTGAACGAATGCCTGTTGAAATGATGTATTTACAGGCATAGATGTTGGTAATTTAGCATATTCTAAATATCTAAATACAACTGAATTGGTGGGGTGTAAAAAAGCCGCTTGTAAAATTGTATTATCACCATAGTATTCTTCTAATGTTCCCGTAGAACTTGCGAAAGAACCAAAAAATGTCGGGATTACTTGAAGTGCCTGTGTTATTTGTGTTCCCACATCACCATATATTCTAACCTTCCAAGTTGTATAACCTCTACTACAAGGTGTTCCTGTCCCTGTTGTATATGTGTGATTTGTTGTTGTTGAACCTATAGTTGAAATAGTATCAATAACCCCATCTCCCCAATCAATATAGATATTTCCAATACCCCCTGTTTGTGTGAAGGTTGTGGTTATGGCATATACAGGATACACAACATCACTAACTAAAAACTGAACTTCACCAGCGGTGTCGGTTATTGTAATCCAATCGGCAGGTCTAACCCAAGTTGAACCTGAATATGTCGGTTTCGCTAAAGCAAAAGATGTTTGGTTTGGTAATTGAAATGGCATATCTTATGGTGTTGTTGTGAATATGTATATGTCCCCTGTGATATTAGCAGTCGGGGGATATTGTGAATAAAATGTTGATGTCCCTGAACCTACTGAATTATAGGCTTGAACCCTAGCAACCTGTGCGGTATATGCTGATGAATTATATGGGACGAAATCCACCCTTGAAGCAGAAGTAATAGAACCATTACTATAGGTGTAATCGTAATAGGTTGTTCCTGTATTGTAAGTCCAACCTGAAGTTGATAATGTTTGATTTAACACACGGATAGGGTCAGTTCCCCCACCACCACCGCCACCTGTAATGACGATTTCGGCAATACCCGTTCCACCACTAGTGATTGTTGCTCCTGAAAAATCTAATCTGGTTGCTTGTGATACAACCAAAGTTCCCCCGCTATACACATCTACCGCTGATGATGAACCGCTCGTTCCTGAACTTCCTGAAGTCCCTGAACTACCACTTGTTCCATTCTGTCCTGATGTTCCTGAACTACCTGATGTTCCGTTAGTTCCTGCTTGAGCCATCAAAGACCAGTTTGTAGGGTCGCTACTTGGGGGTGGGAAAAAACTTGATGTATTTGCGACAATACAAACATAACTAGAACCATTATAGGATACAACATCATTTACAAGATAAGAAACAAAAGCACCCCAACCACCACGCCATCTAAAACTTGTTCCCGATGTGCCGCTCGTTCCTGAACTACCACTCGTTCCACTACT